CTTGCGGCATTTGGTATTGGTTCTGGCGTTGGCGCACTCGGTGCGGGTCTTGCGGAAGGAATGCTAAAAGAAGGATGGGCGCAAAAAATATATGATAGTGTCGCAACTCTTATATCGATTGGTGATTTATCTTTTCTGGGAGCAGTTGAGGCCGCAGGATCATTAACTACACTTGGCGCAGGTCTTGCGGTGTTTGGTGTTGGTTCTGCAGTCGGTGGAGCAGGTCAAGCAATCGCTGATACTATGAGTGATTCCAATTGGGCACAGCGCATTTATGATAGTGTAGAAACTCTTATTGGAATTGGTGATTTAAGTTTCTTTGGCGCTGTTGAAGCGGCAGGTTCATTGACTACACTCGGTGCCGGTCTCGCAGTATTTGGTGTTGGTTCTGCAGTTGCTTCACTCGCTAAATCTGGTTTCGCAGATGGTATTGTTGAAAGTGTAGAAACACTTACAAGTGTAAAAGATAAAATAACCGCAGAAGAAGCAGAAACATTTAGTGACACAATGGGTAGTTTGTCGGCAGGACTTCTAAAGTTCTCTGGTAGTACCTTCTTAGGATCAATTATGGATGCTGGTACCTCACTGATGGGTTTTCTAAGTGGTAATGAAAGTCCTATTGAGCAAATGATAACCATTGCAGATAAATCTGAAGAATTGAATAAAGGTGCAGATGCAATTGATAGAGTTAGACTTGCTCTTGGTAAATTATCTGATATTAGTTTTGACGGTGCAGGATTCAACATAAAAGAATTGACTGACGATTTGATGAACTCAATACCTGCACTTGAACTTGCAATTCAAGGTGGTGTAGTTGGAGAAGGTTTCTTCAGTTCAGGAACAGAAATTAAAGGTCTAGCATCTCCAGATATCGATTATGAAGCGGCAGTAGCAAGAATTCAATCTCTTCGTGAAGCATTAGGTGGTGCAAGTGCTAGTGTGAGTAGTAGTGTAGCACAAACTGCTATTCCTGCCGATACAGGCGCAGGCATTACAGGAAGCACAGACACAACGATTGTAGATGCGGGTGATTTAACATTACCATACAATTCTAGAGAAAAGAAGTTAAGAGCAAAACAACTTGCAAAAGCATTAGGTATGGGTTCCGCGAGTACTGCAACATTTGAAGCAGGTATTCCCACAACAGTTGATGGTGTTGAAGTTCCTACATATCTCTACACTAATGATGAGATTGATAGAATTAATGGTGCTAGAACTATGAGAGCAGATATGAATAATACATCTGCTAATCTCATTCCAACTAGACAATCAGGACAAGACTTGCAACAAGCGCAGGCAGAAGCAAATGCTAATTCTGGTTCGTCTGAAGCACCTACTGTTATTCAATCAAACGTATCACCAAGCACAGTGAATAATCAAAGCACAACAAATCTTGCTTCTCGCACTCAACATCATACTTCTGCTAAAAATGAATTGATGCTCGGCGCCTTCTAATGATACACGCCTTTATGTTGGTAGTTGTTTTAGGAACAGGTGAGTTTCGGCAGGTTCAACCCAACCCAATGTATTTTAGAAGTATTGATGTGTGTCAGTATTATGCAAAGGCAATACCAAGACAGTATGGAAACTATTCATATCGTGATAGAGTAGACCCTAAAGATAGGGTTACTGCATACTGTAAACCTGTCTATGTTAAAGACGGGCCAAACATCTACGACCATTAATTCATTTTGATATAATAATATGCAAACCCAATGCCAACGATGGAACCTATGATTAGCACTGCCGCGACTGCCATTTCAAAATATTCATACATCTTTTGTTCTCGCTGTGCCCTCAAACGTAGTTCTTCTTTTCTTTGTTCTTCTCTTCTTTGTGCCGCTTGCGATTGAAACTTAATCCAATCTTGCCACATGCCTGCACGTCCTGTATAAATCATAAGTTCGCGCAACTCATCTTCTTGTGCCTTGATTTGCTCAAGTGCCATAAATTCTTCAAGGTCCGACTTATCAGACTTTGAACTCTTATTTACTTCAATCTGTAATTTACTTTTGGCGTCAAAATAATTTAGAAGTCCCTCACCCATCTGGTGAAGTTCTCTACCTTCTTGGACAAATTCTTTGACGGTTTTAAATGCCGCTGTGGCAATTGCTAATTCTGCAAGCATATTGATTCCTCATTTGCTAAAAAAGAAGAATAAAAATCAATTGTTGCTATTTAATGATATGGGTCACTCTCTCATTATTATTTATAAAAGAAAAAGGGTTACCATTGCTGATAACCCTTACTTTCACTGTTAATTTTTTATGAAGTACCTACAGCAAGCGCATGTAGACCAAACTAGTATAAGGCGTATACTTCATAAAGGAATAACTTCCACTACTTTCTACTTGTTGTCTAGTCTTCTGATGCTAATTTACTGAAGTAACTCATTGCTTCGTCATCTTCATCGTCAGCGGTTGAAGTCTCTGTTGTTGCAACTTGAGGTGTAGATTTCTCTTCTGCCACCCAAGGTGCGCTTTCTGCAACAGGTGCTGGCGCACTTGGTGCAAAAGTCTCTGGTGCTGAATTCAAGTTCAGTACCAAATCTAGTTTTGCTTTCAACTCATCGTATGATTTAAAGTTTTCTGCACTAAGGAAGTCTTGCAGTTTATACTGTGATTTCCATAGACTTTCAATCTTCTCATCATTACCTTCGAACAAAGGTGATGCACCATCAAACTCAGATTTATCGTAGTTAGTAAAACCTTCTACTTTACGAATTTTAAGTTTGAAGTTACAACCTGCCCAAGGATCGAATGGGTTGATAGGTGTTTCATCTTCGAACTGTGGTTTCATGTGGTCCATAATCTTATCAAAGATTTTCTTACCAAACTTGAACAGTTTAACTTGACCTTCATTCTCAGGATGCTTTGGGTCTGAAACTACTAAGACATTAGCAATATACGAAAGTCTACGCTTCTGCTTTCGTGCAATCTCTTTGTTTGCTTCAGTACCAGAGTTCCAAAGAATAGAGTTATACTCTGCTACAGGGTCTTTCTGATTGAGGGTGGTAAGTGAGTTTTCAATGTACCACTTACCAGTAGGACCTTGAAACCCATGATTGAATACACGAACCCAAGGAAGTTCTTCACCCTCACTTTGAGGAAGAAAACGAATAACAGCATAACCATTACCAGACTTATCAAGTTCTGGACGCCAGAAGCGTTCATCATTACTATTGTTGCTGTTGTTCTTTGGGGTGTTTACTTTATCTACTTCTGAAAGTAGGCGGGATAGGTTGTCGTTAGACTTTTTTAATTGTGCAAAATTTGTCATTTGTATTACCTCGTATGTACGTTATATTGCGTTGTATAAGTTTATCTTATCCACATATTCATCATATGCTACTATTTATACGACTTTCATCATATTTCTGTTGCTTACTATACACTATTGCCTTGTATTTGTCAACATCAAAATCAAGAAAAGGTCGGTATTTAATTAACTTTCGCCGTTCTTCTTTCCAGAAGAAATCATCACCGAGCGTCTTATCCCAATATGCCAAATAGTTGTTAATAGCATCTAGTATCAACATCGTTTCGATTGTTACATCTCCACGACTATACATTTGTAGTAGAAGAGGATGTTGCTCATCTTTAACTACAAAGCATTTGTCGAACTTGTTAATATTCTCTTCATCAAGTTCTGAACAAATCTCATCAAGGTCATCATGAAAGTTTTTAGTTAAACTCTGTAGACGACCTTTCCATTTATTATATACTTGCAGTGCTTCTTCATAAATGAAAGCACCACCCCATCGATTACCATCAACATGATTAGCAATTAAAAACTTAGGTAGTTCATCTTCACTAAACTCTTCTGCAAGTTTCTTAAAGTTAAACTGGTCAGACCTTTTATAAAAAGTTTCATCTTTTGTCTTGACTGCGCCTCTAGTCTTTGTTATATCATATCTATCTGTTGTGAAGTGTAACTTAAAAGCAAGATAGACATTAAAAGCATCGAATTCATTCATCTGTAAGGTTTGCCGCATATCCATCCTACTAAACTATATCTCTTACCTTTTGTGACTGGTCGTACTCTATGAAAAGTGAATGAAGGAAACACAATTGCTTCACCTGTTTTCACTTGTACAACTTCTGTTCTATTTTCTTCATGGGGCGCACCTACTTCAAATTCAAACTCACCACCTTCATACTCATGATTAAGTAATACAGAGAAACTAATCTTTCTAATCTTACCTCGTAGATACTTGTCAGCATCAGTATACGGCACACTTCTTTGGTCTGAATGCCAATTGTAATGTTGCTCAGGTCCATAAGTTGTGAACTGTAAATCTTCGATTGCATCATAATCAAAGTTCCACTTGTTATTTACATTCTCCAGATATATCATTTTAAGTAAAGGTTTATAAATGAACTCAGTATCAGCATTTCGTTTAAACCAAGATATAGAACTACTTCGATGATTTTGTATCGCCGCTTCTGTACTATCTATCTTTGCATCTTCTAAATTCGCTTCGCCCATAGAAATAATCTTATCAACTTCAGGCAGAGTAAAAATAGGTTTAGTTGTTGAAAATTGATATTGCAAAATCATACTGGTAACTCCGCAGTAGTCTTAGGAAGATAATGTAAGTCTTGTGCATTGACAGTTACTTTATCTTTCAGAGTTTTACTCACAAACTTCTTTACATCTTCTGGTTCAAGTTCATGCTCATCACAATATAGAAGAATAGCATCCATATGCGTGACTGCTTTATCTAGTACAATATCTTCAATAATTTTACTAAATCTTTTTGGTGTCATTGGTTCTGGATTAGTCATGCCTTGCCTTTTCATAAACATATAATCATTAGACTAATATACATTATTATAATAAAGAAGTCAAGGGATTTCTCCCTTGACTTTACACTTTTACCATTAGCGTTGTGAAACGAAAGAATTCATCTCATTTGCTAGTTTGCTGATATCTTCGAATGTCGGAAATGCTGGCATTTCTGGAAACTGAACATCTAGTCCTGCTTCTTTGTCTGCATAGTATTTCTCTTTAAGATTATTGATATCAGTGTGATATTGCTCTGTGAGCAACTCTTTGGCGCTTTGTATCATACTAAAGCGTAAGTCGAATGGATTACTCATACTATTTCTCCTTGTGTGTATGTGTGTAATGTAGGGTGAAGCAATTGCTTCTTCTGTTTCCAGGCGTCCCCACAACACCCAGAAGATTATGCCGCTAGGCGAACATCTTCATATGCAATGTTATCGTTTGCATTTATGTTTTTGAATTCTCTTCATGCCTTCTTAATGCAGTCGAACCTATTTCGCCCCCATCATAAGCACACTCAGTAAATGTGTTTATGGTGGAGG